TTATCTTTGGTTCTAATAAATCGTCCATCCCAATTGCTTTTTCAGTCTTAGAAAGATTAATAATCTCATATGGTTCAATACCACCTGTTACAGCAAATAAACTTCTACTATTACCTGCTTGAACATCAGCATAATATCTTTCATGCCACTCTAATTGATTATAATAATTAATTCTTAAAAATTTTATTTTTGATTTATATTGTTTTATTTGTAAATTTACAAAATTCTCGAAGAAATAGAATAGACAGTAGAGTTTCGTTGCATCGGCCAAAGTAGCATATTTTAACCCATTAGTTGAATTTGCATTAAAAATAGTATCACTAATACCACTATCCTGCATTATTACTTTTGTTGAATGTTCAACTAAATTTATAGCAGTTGATTGTGATTTATCAAGTGCGATAGATTCTGTATCAAAAGGATTTGTTAAGGGTGCGACATTGGATGGAAGATGTTCTTTCGCACTATCATGATAAACTTGTACAATATCTTTATCCATTAAAGGAAGACCAGAATCCTTGTCAGTTGGCACTTTCATATGGATGAGTTTTATATTTGATTCCTTTATATAATCATTCATATATGATTTATCTGATTCCAAATCATTTAAATCTTCAAACATATGTGCTAAATAAGGATAATCATGTTGAGTTTTTCGCATATGTGCAAAAATAGCAAAACCTTTATCTGAAACAGGGTATAGATATTCTGGTAATTCAAAACCATCTATCATTATCTTTTTTTTAGATTTTCCTCCATCTTGCCATTTATTGTAAGCATCTTGGATCTCTTGAGGGAATTCAAATATATTTATTGGATTTATAAGAGATAAATTAACATAATATCTCCAAATGTTATTGTTATCAATCTGAGCAAGTTGACATATATTAGAATCAATTTCCACAATAATACTATTACTATTATCAGTCATATTATAGAAATAAGTTTCACCATTTGCTAACACTCTTTTAAGCATAGCAGAAAATATTGATTTTACATTTATTTTATAAACTGTTCTTGCTGATTCAATATACCTATTTTCAACAGTGGTTTTATTAACTTTTTCTATATCTTCACAACTAAGCACATAATCCCAAGTTAATGCGTTTCCAAGATAATCTAAAAAGTTATTATATGCTGAAGAAGTATATAATAAATAATTAGATACATTTTGCAATTCTTTATATGAGTTATAGGGATGTAATAGAAGTTTAGATATTGCATCACTTGTATATTTTCTTGTTGAAGAATTATTAGGGGAAGTAGTCCAAAGAGGTTGAACTTGTGATCGAGAGTAATTTCTTGGGATATAGAATTCATTAGGTTTTTTAGTTTCTAATTCTGGAATAGGGGAAGGGGGTAATGTTTCTTTTGTTAAGTTTGTTGAGTTTGTATCAGTAGTAGTATTTTTAGTTTTTGCCAAATATAATCACCTCCTTGGATTTAAATTTTGGGTATTAAATTAATAAGTATTTATTTTAATAGTTTAATATAAAATGTAATCTTGCCAGTTAACTTTATTATTCTTTTTATTTGTGATATTTTTCCTTCTTAAATCATATAAAAAATGAGAAAGCATTATAATTGTATAAAACCTATCATCATGCACTTTCCCTTCTTTTTCTTTTGACATTCTATATGATTTACTCGTTTTCTCTGGATTCTCAAATTTATAAATTGAAGTAATCTCAGTTTTTAAAATATCTATATTCAATAAAGATATTTCTTCTTCAATTGTTAATGTTTTCGTAACTAATTTTATTTCTTCCCCAACTTGTTTTTGTAACGTTACATACCCTTTCCCATCATATTCTTTAGGGAATTTAATTAAATCTAACTGCATTAACTCTATAAATTCATCGCACATTTGAGTCCTGTATTTCTGGGGAGATAATAAATTTATTTTATCACTTGCATTTGGATATTTATTTTCATACCCATCATACAATTCATATTTTTTATCTAAGAAACCTTTATGTTTTTGTCCTTTTTGATCTACCCAATCTTCTAATAAATTATCAGAATATGCACTAATTCCTCCTCCACCAGCTCCCGCATCGATCTGAAGGACTTCAATATTTTCATAATCAGGATAATTACCGTTATATGCTAATATATTATCTTTTAATGCTTTAATTTGATCAGGGGATGCCATTTTCATCCCTTTTTTATTAGCTAAATCTACTAAATTAGTGCAATTTACTATCTCTCCATAATAACCGATATTATCATCTTCAATTATTTTCATTACAGTTATTATACTATTATCTCCACTACGGGCAGGGTCAAAAGCTATAGCATATTTACCACCATCTACAAAATGGAGTTCTGGTAATATAAATGTTTCATTTCTCCTGATTTGCCCCCATTTTACAATTTGGTTTACTCCACCATCCTGCTGAAAACGATTAAAATATTCCCTTAATGCCTTGGTTTTATTACCAGCCATAGCATTGTCAACCTTAGATTGTTGTAAAAGAGGAGGATATTCTTTACCGTCCATTAAAGGATGTAAAGGAATTTGGCATGGAATATCACAACAGAAATATCGCTTGTCTCCAAGGAACATTTTTTTAGCAAAATCTTTATATTTTCTAAAGAATATTGTATCAACATCACTTGCAGAAGAAGCATAAACCAATTGAGTAGGGCATTTCTTTCTAAGAGTTTTTAAATTAAAATCATCCTTAGTTGATGTTATAAAATTTAAATCTTGCGTAGCAAATGCTTCTGATATGGCAATTAATTCATCAGAAGAGAAACCCGCTTCATCAAAAAATACCATCGTGGCTCTCTTACTTCTGTTATTATCGGGATTACCATTTAGAGTAAATATTTCACTTCCATTATAAAATTCAACATGAAAACCAGTTTGTGAATGACTAAAACCTGTTTTACACGCAGGAGATTTTACTGTTTCATTCATCGCAATATCTTCAAGAGAATCAATAGAATTTGCTGTTTTACCTATTCTTAAACATATTTCTTCTATTTTTGTAAACGTTTCTTGTGATTGTGATCCCACAGAACTAATAATATATATTGCTTGATTTTCATATAAAATAGCTTTTAATATCATAAATATTGAACCCAAAAACGATTTTCCAAAGTTACGAGAACAACACCAAACAATATAAGGTGTATTCCATGATTGTTGTAAAATATATTTTTGGCTGTCCATCAACCGAATTCCAAGTAAAATCTCGCAAGCAATTACTGGATTACGTCTAAGAAATTTAATAAATTCTGAATTTTTTAAATATAATTCTATTTTTCTTGTACTTAAAATATCTTTTGATCGTTTAACTGACAAATTAACCACCATCCCTAATAAGAGATTTATTATATTTATCAATTAAAACATTAAGTTGCCTATTTTCTTCTTCTAAATCTTCTATTCTTGATTGAAATTCTTGAACTAATTGTCTTTGAGTGTTTATCATATCTGTATAATCATTTTCATCCAATTGTAATTGCTCTAACAGACTTTTATTTGAAATATCTGTTGTAATTTTCATCCCATATGCTTTATTCTGATCATAATAATCTTGTTCTGCATCTTCAAAATTTAATTCTCTGTATTGTTTCATAAGATATGAAAGAGTAGATTTGCCAGCAGATTTGTCTCCTCGGTTTTTAACTGAAATTGAATTTTCTTTTGCAATTTTATCTGTGCTAGTAACTATTTTATTTTTTGTGTCTGTTAGTGACTTAATTTCTCCTTGATTAGAAATTAATGTTTTAGTATCATTACTTAAACTGGAAATTACCAAATCTATTTTTCTTATTTGATTATTATTATTTACTAACTGTAAAATTTGTGAAAGTTTAAAAGCATCATCTAATAAGTCTTCATCAAGATAGGCAATTAACTCATTATATAAAAACTTTTGATCAAAATTAGAATATCCTCCAAATGGATCATATCCCACAAGTCTAATTACATCATTTTTTACTTGAATGTCTTGCTCTGTTAATTGAATATTATAATCTAAATCCTTTACTTCGAGTTCTAAAGCATTTGTTATAAGGTCTTTACCTGTTTCTTTATCAAATAAAAATTTAGGATCAAAACCTAATAAAGCATTATTAATATTACCTAAAGAATTTATTTTTGTCATATAAATTTTCATAGGATGAGCATTA